AAAGAAGTTGAAAACAATGATATTGTATGGAAGTTAAACGGTGAAGAAGTTCATAGAGGGTGGCACTTATCACTCGGAAGCTTATCACGTACAGTTGATATATTTCCTTCAGCTGAACCGGGTGGGGATCCTATTGTAATACCTAAACCTCAATTACTAGATATAGAATTTCATAATAAAGCAGGTATGATAAAAAAGCAAATAAAGTATGTTGCTTTAGATTCTGATGATGCTAATTTATTAGGTGGTGGTTATTCTACAATAGATAATTTTACTTCAACATTCGAAGGATCATTCAAAGTAACTAATCCAACTGGTACAAATCAAGCTGATGATCTAACAGAAAAGGGTATTGAGTTTGTAAAAGAACCTAAATTCGGTCCTCGTAGATTGTGGTTTAGATTTGTATGGAAACAATACGGTGAAGGTAAAAGTCGTAAGAGGGATTTCAAAAATGCTGATGCATTTTTCGATGTAGATGGTGTTAGACAGTTCCATGGTAAAGCGGAAGATATTTGTGGTAGACATAAAACTAGAAGAGAAGCAAAACCATATTTTCCAGAGCTATATAACGAAAATAATAATATTAGAAGCAAATATAAATCAGGTGACAAGGGAGTTACTGATTTAACTTCTAGAATGGTTCATGATATGACTGACGGTAGAAAATCAGCACTTATATATGATGAAAAAGACGATGGAAATTATTACAATCAATTATTTTTTGTTGAAAAGAAGCCAGGCCCATTCAAGATCTATATTTATACATGGATCAAAGTAAGAAGTGGTGGTAAGAAACGTAGAACATATGAAAAAACAATATCGTTTGTAAACAACGAATTTAATCCAGATACAGCATTCGATAATGCATCTAAAACTTGTAAAGATATAGATTTAGGTGTATTTGAAATAGGCTATGAGGATAGAAAGTGGTAGGGTAAATTATGCCAACAAGGGAAGAACTACAAAATAGAAGAGTTAATAATAGGGATATTGAATTACCTAATGAAGGCGCAGAACTTCGAGGAAAAAGTCCTATTATATACGATAAATCTATATCTCAACTACCAGTTGCAGACGATGGAGGAACTCCAAGTACATTTAGAACATATACAGACCCTTATTCAGTACCACCATTCGGTGAAGAGATTGAAAGGGAGATATTATTTCGAACTCAAGTTACTGGACTCCGTGCACCAACTAATTTAGATTTAATCGTATTCAGATTATATGACGCTAGACAACAAGGCTCTGATGCTAGAGAATTACGTCTTAATATTAAAGAAACTCCTTATGTTACTTATGAAAATGGTCAACTAAAAATTGATGCATTAGGTATTGTTGGTGCTGAATATGACTTAAAAGTAGGTAACTATAGATTAGAAGTCCATGGATATAGAGATTATATTTATGCTGACCCTAATGTGGAAGATGGAACATATGTAGTTGATGATTTACAATCTAAACCTTTTGGGGATTTTGATGTAAATGCACTTCCATTTAATGAGGTTGAATTTGGTAATTTAACTATTGAAGAAATTTCTACTTCTAGAAAAGAAATAAGAGTAAGTGCACAAGGTCGATTCGGTGGTGCATTCGAAGATTTTTATAGATCTACATCACCAAAAATTTTATTAAGTAAATATTGGCTAGATAAAGCTAATGGGACAGTTTACTACGGGTCGGGTGATAAAAACGCAGATTTAGCATTTTCATCACCAGAAGAGTATGCACAGCATAGAGCTGATTTAGGATATCCTTCTCAACGACCTGATGGGTCAATCGACTGGTCAGGTATACAAGAATGGGATAATGGTATTTGGGGCCCACCTCAACATTTAGAACAAGATCGAGGGATTTGGCCTTGTACTATTAAACCGTTGTCACCGTTAGGTGGTGTAATCTCTTTAGTATCTACTAACTGGTTGTATGATGAATTTGCAACAACAAACAGTCAAGACAAATCTATAAAAAAAGATACTGTAATATTTAGGTTGACAACTCCACTACCTACAGGAATAAATGTAGGTGCTAAAATTGAATTATTACGTTCTTTATTTATACCTTTCGAAATACCTGTTACATTAAATCTAAACACTATAATTGATCCTACAGGACCTTTTTTAAGAGGGCCAAACTTAAAATTAAGAGTAGAAGAACAAAAAGGTACAGAAACAGATCTAAAATCATTTAATGATTTAATTGGTACTGATACTGATATACAAAATCGGTTATTAGATAAATATATTAGTGGTTCTGATAGTATAGATATTAATTTAGATTATAGAAAATTTGAAAACTTTATTCACTTTAGTTCAGCTGCACAGCGGTTAAATAACTTTAAGTATAAACTTACAGAAATAGAAACATACCAATCAAAATCTGCAGAAGTGAGTCAATCACTATTTGGATTGAGTGATGCTGGTGTTACAGGCTCTGCTACCTACGAAGCACATTATCTTGAAAATCAGTTAGCTATTTCTGATATAATTAGTAATTTTGATGATTATGAAAAATATCTCTATTATACATCTCATTCTGCAGAAACAGTATTTGGAAACGATGGAGAGGAAATTATAAATAGTGCAACATGGCCTAAACGAAATAGTATTCAAAGTAAAGGCTCATTCACATTATACTCTGTAACATCATCACAAGCTGAAGTATGGTACAATACTCAATATGCATCTGCTTCTCTATGGGATGAAAATAATTCTAGCATGCTACGAAATGTAGTACCATTACATGTAAAAACAGATGATGATAATGCAGAATGGTTAACATTATATGACATGACAGGTCAACATTTTGATCAACTTTACAACCAAATTAGACATTTTGAAAATATAAACAGAAGAGATGAAGATTTATATACAGGTGTATCTAAAGATATATTATATGATGTTGCAAAATCATTTGGATGGACTTTACAATCTGGATTTAGTACTTCGGACTTATGGAAAACAGTTTTAGGTACTGATGAGACCGGGTCATACCAAACTGGTGAAGATAGTAACCAAGTATTTGTGAAACAAGATTCTTATTCACATGAAGATATAGAAAAGCAAACTTGGAAACGAATCATAAATAATTTACCTTACTTAATGAAAACGAAAGGTACTGTTAGAGGGGTACAATCTTTATTAGCAACATACGGTATACCTACAACCATATTAAATGTAGAAGAATTTGGTGGACCAAATAAAACAAGGTTAGATACAAAACGTTCTATAGAAAAATTTAATTATGCATTGAAAGCTAGCGGGTCTGCTCAGTTTAACGTAAGTCATTATAAAATTGATACGAGTGATACACCATTCTTATCTACTGGTGGTACTGATAGATGGCCTAATATGTATGAATTTAGATATAACACTCAAACAACACAGAGTCAACATTTACTTTCTTCATATGCAGGCTCATTTAATACCAATGGATGGTTTCCAAAATTTGCATTAATATTAGAGCACTCACACTCTGCTGCAGGTACAGATTCACCTGATGCAATCGC